AAGCAAGCTTTTTCAAAAATTTTTATTGCTAATAAATGATTGTAATTAGATGTTCTTCTTCATGTCCCTATCAAGGTCACGAAGCTTGATTGTTTCTTTCTTGTCATAGGTATTTTTACCCTTGGCAAGTCCAATTTCAATCTTGATATAACCAGTTGGCGATAGCAAAATGGCCAAAGGTACTATGGTTAAACCTTTTTGTTTAACCTTTTCGTTTAATGTAAATATCTCCTTTTTCTTCAAAAGAAGCTTACGGTCACGAATTGGGACGTGATTATTATGTGTTCCACCTTGCTTATGTTCAGACACATGCATGTTCTTGATGAACATTTCACCGTCATGGATAAAGCAGTGTGCTTCATTCATGTTGACATTATTCAGCTTTATTGATTTTACTTCAGAACCCTTCAATTGAATACCAGCGGTATATTTGTCGAGTATCGTATATTCAAAAAAAGCTCTTTTATTTTTGGTTATTAGTTTCATTTCTTTTGATTATCTTTACTTCAATTGAATCACCTATCTTATACTTTTGTACATTGTTGGTGGTAAACGTGCCAAACTTGGTTGTGTAAACCCACATAAGTTCTGGCATTACTTCATATCTAGGTTTTGAATAAACAGAGTCTATTCTAACCTTTTCTACCACACTGGTTGTTGGTTTTACTGTAGTTAAACAAACCGCCACGATTGCAACCCCAAAAAATAACATTAGTATTACTGATGCAATAAATTCTTTTATCATAATAATACAAAGGTAAGGATAATTTTTGACATTTCCAAATTTATTCAGAACTTTTTGCAACACCGTCTTCAATTATTAGGTATTCTCCTGTGGTACCTAAACAATCAATAAGAATTATGCTAGGGTGTTTTGGGTTAAGTCCTAACTTTTGGACAGGTGTATGCCCCACAACACACGTTATCCCTTCAACCATATCTCTCATCAAAGATAATGGTCTAACCCATATTGGACCTTGAGTTACATCATCACCAGTTTGGTCAAAGTTATCACCCATGATAAAACCAAATACTCTAGGTTGAAATTTAAGGTAATCATTTATGTGTTGTACCATAACATCATCAACCAAAGGGTTAATGTTATTAGGTGCCATAATTCTTTGAACCCAAGTTTTGGTTAACCCAGCGTGACTAAAAAAGAATTTATCATGCAAATAACACATCTGTATAAGATTGTCGTTGATTGCTTGTTCGACTAGTTCACCTATTTCCAAAGCATACGCAGCTTGATAACCAGAATATGTTTCACCAATACCTTTGATGTAATGGTAATCGTGATTACCTGTAAGAAGCACAACCTTATCTGGATTAGTTTTCTTTAATTCAAGTATCTCTTTGAAGTTTACAATTTGTTTATTACCGCTAACTCCTTGATGATGAGTATCAAAGTAATCACCTATGAAGATAAATTTATCACAGGTTGCTAATTCTTTTTCAGCTATTTTTTTCCAGTTCACTCTACCATGAGTGTCACCTATTGCAATTATTTTCATATTTTTATTTAACAACGATACAAAACACCATCTTCATTACTTGAATGAGGTTCACCATAAACTGGTAAGCCATCATAAACAGGAAAGCCGTGTTGTTTTCCAAGTTCTTGAAGGGTAGGTTTATCATCTAATTTATTTTCTAATTTATCAGCTTCATGCTCGAACAAACCATTAAGTTTGTTTCTGATAACATTGGTTTTTGATATGTTGAAATTATCTTCTCCGATAGCTTCAATATAACCATCCAACCAAATTACGAAATTTTGTAGTTTGTCCATAGTTTAACACCTAAGTTTTTGGTCATCATTATCATATGTTATCGGAGTAGAAACTGGTTTATGTGTTATGTTCAACCCATTCAAAGGGTCTTTTCCATCATGGATATTCTGGAAAATGGTTTGCACCACTTTGTTATCAGAATATGATGGGTCAATCTCATGCAAGAATACCAATTTCAAATGGTTCTTGATGGTTTGAACTTGCTCTGGAGTCAAAGCTTTGTTAGGTTCAGATAGTTCAAAAAAACCCTGTAACCAATAGCAAAAATCTACACTTCGCATGTTACTTTTCGGTTTTAATTTTTGTTAATAATTGTTCAATGGTTGATGCTTTTAAAACACCTTTTATATTTTTTCGATTGCCATTAAAAAACAGAAGATAATCTTCGCTAGGGATTGCATACCAAATGTTTTCATAAGTGTTGTTCCAAAAAACGTAACCGTAATTTTTATGATTGTTTTCCATATTTTATATTGATAATAAGATAATAAATAATTCAACGATGCAACCAATTACCTTAAAACTTACGTTGTAGTCTAAAGGATTCATTGTTGCATTTACAGCTGATAACAGCAAATACCAAAGTATTGTAAATAATAAGGTTTTTCTTAATGTGTATGTCATTTAATTTTTGTTTTAAATTTGTCGTATTCGTACCAAAACAGCATAGCCAATACTTCAAGACAAAAGAAATCACCCACTGATACGTGAGTGATGTTCCATCTTGAAAACATATAGCCCAATAATATAAGGAATAACACAAGTTCACCAAGTGTTAACCATTTTATTTTTTTCATACTGTTATTTCTACTTGAAGCGGATAATGAGCCATTTCGTATCTCAAGTTTAATACGCTGGCGTTTACAAATATACCACCATCTGGGAAATCCATTCTACCATAAGCCTCGTGAATGTGTCCGCACACATGAAGCTTTAGATTTGACATCTGGGTAATCTTTTCCAACAGATATGGACAACCAACAGGTTCACCTCTCTGTGTCATATCCAAATAACCCTTTACAGGACCATGTGTCAACAACACGTGTGTATCATTAGGAATCATATCCCAATGTTTGCAAATGTCTGTTCCTTTTCTATTAAAAGCCCAATTGTAAAACCATGGTTGAACTGGGCTACCCCAAAACTTCATACCATCAATTTCAACACCGCTATCATTCAGATAAGTGATGTTTGGGTATTCTGCCAACATAGCTGCAATGTCTTCTGGTTTCCCTTCTTCAAAAAAGAAATCATGATTACCAGCTATTAGGATTTTATTCTTAAAGTTTAAGTCGTTGTACCACTTTAAGAAATCTATGATTTCACCTTTGTATCCACGACTTGACACATCACCAGCATGTACAATGGTATCAATACTATTGTCAGTGTTTTCGATGAACCTAGTAGGTATCAATTTATGTTTTGTGTGCGTATCGCTAATGCAAAGTATTTTCATTTTAAGAGAAGTTTTCGTTGTTTATATCGTGATGGTGGTGATGATGTGTTTCATTCGAATCGTTTAACATTTCACCCACTATAGCACCAGTCATATCACCACCTACTATGCCACCTATAATAGCGTTGTCAGTAGCATAACCTATTGCCATAGATGTAATGAAGTCACCGCTATTATCTCTTACCTCACGCTCATTAAAATAATTTCTTACGTAAGTATCATCATCTGTAACATGAAGTCCATTTGAATCACGAGCAACAATGTTTTTAGATGGACCTGTAAATTCTTGAACACGTTTAAGATATTGACGAGTTTTCAAATCACCATGCCACATGTGGAATAAATCACCTTTAACGTAACCGATGCTACCACCAACGATTGAATAGAATTTCTTGGACCATTGATTGATGGCTTCTATATCATCAGTAAATGATTTGGTAATGCATTTATGTGCAATTTGACCAGCAGCTGCATGTGCCATGATATGGTCAGCACCGCCAACCAAAGCACGGTCATACAAAGGACATACATCCAAGATTTTACGGTTGGCACCCCATGCAAACCCAACATGCCCATGAGTATCATAAACCTCGCTATCAGCATCCATTCTATTAGTAACGTAGTTGGCACAGAAGCTTCTCCACATTCTAGGGTGTTTTAATGTTGGATTGGTACAGTAGTTTCTATAATGCCCAATAGGGAAGTCAGATGGCTTTTCACCTTTTTCCAAATGAACACAATATTCGAATGGTTGAACAATATTTTTATAACGTAATTCATTAACTGAATCAACCAACCAATTGTTATTGGTAAAGATAACATCAGCATCTACCCAAAAAACATATTTGTATTTAGGGTCTAGAGTTTTTATTATGTTGTTTAATAAAGATTCTTTATGCCACAACAAGTTTTTGGTATAAACTCTAGTGATATTATCATTCATCGGAAGTTGCGGTTTTGAATCTCCGATAACACACTCAATAATCTGATGGTTAAGATGTTTGATTGAGTCGTAAAAAGCGTTGAAAGCTTCTAAACGATATGGGTTGTTTTGTGGGTTAAAGTAGCAAGAAATAATTATAGCCTCAGAATGAGTTTTGTACTTATTACCGTAAAGAAAATTGTTTTTGAATGAATCTATTAATTTCATGTTTATTGTTTATAAAAGCAAAGGTACGAAATAAAATTGAAACCACCAAACTTTTCTTTAAAAATCTTGCATCATTTTTTCACTTATTTCAATAACCTTATTTTCAAACCACTGATTAAAAAGACTACCAAAATAATATTGCTGGTATTTGGTTTCGTTTGGAAAATAACTACTAAGCCTATCCAAATTCAGCGTACCATATAAATTATGTTTTGCAATCCAATTTGTGGGACCTAAACCAACTCTAGTGTTGTTGATGAAATCTTGAATTTTACCATAGAAAATATTATCGTAATACCATTTGTTTATATTGGTAATGATTTCCTCATAAACCTTTGGTGTTTCCCCTTGTAGGATTGTTTCAGCTAGAGATATAAGATTATTGCTGGTTAAGTCAGTGTTCTTATCATTCAAAAACTTCTCAATCAAAGGATTGATAGCGTGTTTGATATAAAATTTTTCAAACATTTCCGTTACAAATAAACTACTATATTCATCGTCATTGATGAACTTGGTTCTGCATTTGTCAATTAGAGTTACACTTTTCTCTTGTAAATCCAAGGTTAAAAAATAATCGTTTAACCTCTTTATTAGAATGTTTTTTTTATCGTCAAACCATTTATTAAAAATACTCTCAAACCCATTAAAGTTTCCGAATATTTCTATCATCAACTGTTTGAATGAAAGTTCTGTATGGTTTTTATCTCTAATAATATCACGCACAGAAAAATAGTTGCTTTCTATGATAACCTTGTATTCCTTGTTTATAAAATCAGTTACTAGTTTTTCGTCTGTCATAGTCTAAGTAGTGTCAAATTGATGTTTTTCTTTTCAACATCAACGGACTTGACAACTACCATAACTTCATCGCCAAGTCTTATGCTTTGGCCAGTATTGAAACCTTTTATGCAATAGTTGTTTACATCAGCCATATAAGTGTCACCACCAATTTCTGATAATCTAACCAACCCTTCGCATTTGTTTTCTGCTATCTCTACGAACACTCCGTATTCGGCAACAGATGTAACAATACCCTTGTATATTCTACCAACATTCTCTGCCATGTAAATACACTGCATGTACTTGATAGAATCACGTTCAGCCTTTTGAGCTTTCTTTTCTCTTTCTGATAAATAAACACACTTGGCTTCTAGCTTCTCCAACTTAGGAGCTGGTTTGCCTTCCAATATTCTACCCAATAATCTATGTACCATTACATCTGGGTAACGTCTGATTGGGCTGGTGAAGTGTGTGTAGTCTTTGAACCCTAATCCATAGTGACCAATGTTCTTGGTTCTGTAATCTGCTTTTTGCATGGTACGAACAACAAGATTATCAATCATGTTTTCTTCTGGTTTGCCCTTCACATCTTCAAGCAACTTATTAAGCGTTTTGGATATCTCAACTGGGTCTTGTGTTTTAATGTCATAACCGAATTGTTTGATAAACTCTTTCAAGTTATTAAGCTTTTCTTCGTTGGGTTTATCATGTGCACGATTAACGCTTGGAATTCCTTTTGAATTTAGGAACTGAGCAACGTGTCTGTTTGCCAACAACATGTATTCTTCAATCAATTTGTTTGAGTCCTTGCCAACTTTGAATATGATATCAAATGGTTTGTTCTTCTCATCCAACTTAAATCTAACTTCTTGTTTATCAAATGATATACTACCCTTAGATAAACGAACCTTACGCATCTTCTTGGCAATCTTGTCAAGTGTCTTGATTGCGTTGATTAACCCATGAGCTTTTATTAAATCCTCATCTACTTTTTCATCAACACTAAAATCAACAAGTCCAATTTTTTTACATAGGTTTGACATAGCATTATAATCTTTCCATTCTATAACCTCTTGTGCTTCCTCATAAGTGAAACGATGATTGGAGTTAATTACAGTTCTACCATACCATTCTTCCAATACATGGCCGTTGTGGTCCAATTTAAACACCGCAGAGAAGCAAAGCTTATCTTCGTGTGGTCTAAGACTACATAAACCATTAGAAAGCCTTTCTGGAAGCATTGGGACGCATCTATCCACTAGGTATACCGAAGTACCTCTAGCGTATGCTTCTTTGTCCAATTCAGTGTCTGGACGCAAATAATGCGATACATCGGCAATGTGAACACCAACGAACAATTCACCGTTCACCCATTCAACACTCAATGCATCGTCAAAGTCTTTGGCATCCGCTGGGTCAATGGTAAATGTAAGTATATTACGCATATCTCTACGCTTGTCAATCTCTGATTGTTGTATGATTTCTGGAATGGCTTCTGATTCAGCTATTACATCAGCATCAAAGTCATATGGTAAACCATACTCTTCAAGTATAGAGTGGATTTCAGTTTCATGCTCTCCAGCATCACCTATAACACGGATGATTTCACCGTTAGGATTCTTGGCATCGTCTTTCCATTCAACCAAACGTGCCACAACCTTTTGACCATCTTTGGCACCCATGGATTTGGCCAATGGGATGAAAAAGTCAATAGGTAACTTGTTGCTATCTGGAATGAAGAAAGCATATCGTGGTGATACTTGGATAGTACCAACAAAATCGTTTCTGAATCGTTCTACGATTTCAATTACTTCACCTTCAATTGAACGACCATTGCCTTCAATCACTCTAACCTTAACGGTATCTAGGTGTAGTGCTTTGTTTGTGTGATTTTTGCTAATGTAAATGTCCTTGGGTAAATCGTTGCTAACCAAATAAGCTGAACCACTAGCATTCATGCTTAATCTACCTTCTAATATTTCGTTTATTTTAATCATGTTTCTCTCCATTTATTTCAGTTACATGTCCGTAAATTGTTTTCGTCCATCCGTTTTCATAGCCTTTGTTATTGGCTATCATGTAACCTTTGTTTGTGTCTGTTTTTGTAATTTTATGTGCATCAATGTATCTTCCTTTTACTTTGCAGAAGACGATATCACCAATCTCATATGTTTCTTTTTTGACAAAAGTAAGCAGCGAACCACTCTTGATTATTGGCATCATTGATGTACCAAAAGCTTTCATGTTTCCTGTTCCGCTTTCCTCCAGTTCTTTTTTTAATCTATCGTACTTGTTCATTTTTTACAAATATACTACTAATTTTTTGTTTTTGCAATAAAAAAGCCCACTTTTTAGTGGGCTTATTTTTAGTGATGGCCAGAGAACACCACGTTTATCTTAAAGTCTTTGATTTTTCCTTCTAGAACATTCTTCTTGCCCCATTGTTCAAACGTTGGGATGTGTTCCATTCTGTCATCCCACATCTCCACCAAATCCAAGTTTGGATTTTGAGCAACAAGCATATCAAGAGTCTTCATCTTTTCAACATCAGTACTACCACCATTGTTGTAATAGTAACCATCAAACTTCAAACCCTTTGCATCCAATATAGCTTTTACCTTGTCACCCAACTTTGTCATACGACCAGTCAACATGATTACAGCAGTGTTAGGGTCAGCCTTTTCCTTTTGGTAATCAGCAATTACACTAGGATTCGATGGTATATCGAAGATGGTTGTGTCAAGTGATTCCTCACGTCCCCACCATCCTTTGTGTGGCCATTCTTTCCCAGTTTTTTCTCGATATTGTTGACGACCTGTGTCTGGCAATGGTGTCATAATTAACGTACCATCTAGGTCGAAGACTGCCAACTTAGTTATTTTTCTTGTATTTCCAAATGTATCCATATGCGTGTTTTGTTTTGTTTCTTAAATTTGCACTAATATTTTTTCTTGATAAACCAATTTCTAATTCAACATCTTTAGCACTTTTCCATTCTTTTATGAAATTACCTTCTAAATCATATTGAAATATTGGTTTTTTTATACTTTCAGCGTTATTTTTAACCCATTCTTCAGTTTTTTCAACTTTTCGCCCCTTTAATTTTTCAATTGCTAATCTATGAGCTTCTGTTTTACCTGTTTTTTTTCTATTTTCTGAGATTAATTTTTTAGATTCTTCAGAATGTGGTTTATAAATTCTATTTTTATTTGCCTCTCTTATTTTTTGTTTACGTTCCTCCGAATAAACTATACCAAAACCACCATCACCACCTAAAGTTAAATTCATACCGTTTTCATTATTACCATGAAACGATTTGTATTCATTAATAAATTTTATTTCAATTTCGTTTATTTCTTTTAAACTATGTTCACCTTCATATATAACATCAAAACTATGACCACTAAACCCATATTTTAATAATGAATAATATAATAAGGGTTGTTTTTTACATTTTAAACGTCTATAATAATCAACCCTTAATTTTAAATTACTAGTTTTTCCAATATAAATTCTACCAGATGGTGAGACTATTTTATAAATTTGACAAATCTTTTTTTCCATAATATTTTTTATTAATAAATATCATGAAATTTATCAAAATCAAAATTATTTTACTACCAATGTACTATCAAAGTCAAATACAGCTAATTTAGTTATTTTATCCATTTGATGATTTTGTTTAATAAACTTGGTTTTGGTTGATTGTCAAGAAGTGCACCGTAGATTCTTTTGCTTGCTGAACCTATAAGTATTTTTGTTATCGGCCCATGGGCATGTATGGTTTGTTTCAACGCACCATTGATTTTATTCAATTCTACTTTTTTGTCTCTTTTTAATTTTTCAATCGTATCTAGGTTATCTTTTTCATATTCATCAACCATGTTGAGGATAACATCAATTTCATTTGACCCAACTGTTTTGTTTAACAAGTTGAGTTCCAAACCACTTTTAAGTTTTCCACGTCTAGTTTTAAATATATCAAATTTCATCTTTTGCAAAGGTACTAAATATTTTTGAGATTTCCAAATTTTAAATAGGAAGATTTATTTTTGATAACATTTGATTGGATACATGTGTGTATATTTCGGTAGTTTTAACGTTCGAATGGCCTAAAATTTTCTGGATTAATCTCAAATCAGTTCCATTTTCAAGTAGGTTGGTTGCACAACTATGTCTAAGAGTATGGATATGACCGTTGTTTTCAATGTATTTTTTGTATATCTTCTGGCAACTACCGATTGAATATTGGGTAGTTATTTGCCCATTGAAAAGAAACTCTTTTGGTCTGTATTGTTTGAAATAATCTCTCAATAGATTCAGAACTACTGGTGATAACGGAACTATTCTATCTTTTTTGCCTTTAGCGTTTTTGATATGGATTAACATTCTTTTGGAATCAATATCATCAATCTTTAAATTAATTATTTCGGATACTCTAAGTCCAACAGAATAGGTTAAAGTTAGGATTGCTTTATGTTTTAGATTTTCAATCTTACTCAATCTTTCTTTTATAAAATCACCATCAATTACTCTAGGTAGTTTCTTCTCAGATTTTGGTCTTTCTATTTTTGTTAAATGAATATCTTTCTTCCCAAGAATATACTTAGCAAATAACTTCAATGTGCCGATATACTGATTTTGTTGACTGGTTGAACTATATTGATATGTTTCAAGAAAAAATATGATTTGTTGAGTCCTTATTTGATATGGGTCTTTTATATCAATTGTTTCAAGGAAATTTTTCAAATAAGACGTGTAAAGATTTATACTCTTTTCTGAATAATTTTTATATCTTAATTTTTCTTGGAAAATTTTAAGAATTTTCATTTAATTTTTATTGGTTATCAATATTTTACGAATAGGTGTGTATATATAATAGTTATGCACAATTGGTTGCTTCAATATATTCATCTATCCAACCTCTATCAATTGAGTGGTCTGAATTAGCTTCTAACCATTCTACAAAAGCAACCAACTGTTCACTTCGTTGCATAACAGCGTATTGTTGCAATGCTTCGGTTAGTGCTTCGTTCAAAGTTTTGTATGCACTTTGGTCTATTGCTCCAAGTTTTATCATTAAAGGCAATGTGTTTTTTATATCTTCAAGTTGTTTTTTTAGTTGTTCCATTCTATTTAATTTTTAAGTTAATAATTCGCACTGCAACAATACGCTAAACGTTAGCAGAAATTAATTAAAACGACAAGGATAAGCCGTAATTGTTCCACATAAATACCCTGTTCGCCACCAAATAGCAACGTGTCCACACCTACACTCTACTCTGTTTTTATCTGTGTTCAAAACGAATTGTTTATGAATACCAGATTTTACTTCTGCTAACAAGCGGTTAGCGTTATTGCCGTTTTCGTGGTTTGTTGAAGTTTTGTTTTCCATATCAAATTTGTTTTTAAGTTAAAGTTTTGTATTCCGAAGTCGGCAACAAACGCCAACCGCCAGACCGTTATAACCAATACTACATTATACCTTCGATTTATATACTCTAACCACTTTTTTATCCTTTATCTCATAAACCATATTTATTTTTAGATCTCTCTCATTTTCTTCTCCATC